ATTTTACCTTTTTAGATTAATTTATTTTAACTTTTATGTTCATCATATTATAGTCTATTTTCTTAATTCTTTTGGTTAATTCTATTAAATTTATTGTATTTTCTCATGTATGTCTTTTCATTTTTAATTTTTTTATTATTTTTCTTTAATGGTGTATATAAATTAATTTTTTCTTTTTGTAATTTTTTTTGAATAAAGCATATTTATAATTGTCAACAATTATTTAAATAAAACAATTATTTATTTAAATAATTTATGAATAATATAAACTAATCAGCATCTAAATTGTTAATTCTCCAGCCCCACCATATAATTATATTTATACAAGTAAATTAGTTTTTTTAATATTTATAATACAAATAATTGAAATATAATGTAAATGTTATATAAATTTTTACATTATATTAAATTACATATATATAATGTCATTAAAAATTCCGATTATAGATACTAGTATACATACTAATACAATAATGACCAATTATGGTTATTTATTAAAAAAATCAAATATAGATTCAAAATTATTAGAAGAACTTCGAAACGAACTAACAGTAAAACCAGTTAAAAAAAATGTAAAATATTGTGAAGATAAAGAGCCATTTCCAATATTTCAAGAAGGAAATGCAAAAATGTTATTACCTAAATATTATGGTTTAGAACATTTAGGTGTACCATATGAAGTAAAAACAACAGTAGAAGGAAATACAATATTAGAGTCAGAAAAATATGAATTCAACGGTACATTACGTGATTATCAAGTTCCAATTATTGAAAAAGCAAAACAAAGATATTTTGTTAAAAAACAAGATAATAGTTATGAATTATTGCCATATGGCGGTGGAGTAATTACAATACCACCTGGCAAAGGAAAAACATGTTTAGGACTATATTTGTCATATTTATTTCGTAAATTAACATCAAAAAAAATCAATACATTGATCATAGTACATAAAACATTTTTGGTTAATCAATGGATAGAACGAATTATACAATATTTACCGGATGCAAAAATTGGTATTATTCAACAAGATAAAATAGATATCGAAGGGAAAGACATTGTAATTGGTATGTTACACTCAATATGTTTAAAAAATTATGATGAAGATATTTTTGAACGTTTTTCATTTGTTATTTTTGATGAGGTACATCATTTAGGTGCGAAGGTATTTTCAAATGCATTATTAAAAATACAAGCTCCGTATACATTAGGATTATCTGCGACACCAACCCGAGAAGATAAATTAGAGAAAGTTTTTTATTGGCATTTAGGATCAACAATATGGGAACAATATGCAGATAATGATAATACAGTAATTATTAAGATGTATAATTACAATACGAGTAAACCAAATAAATTACTAAAACCTGTATTTAATTTTAGGAGTAAACAGATAAATATGGCAAAGATGGTAACAAATTTAACGGAATTAGAAATTAGAAATCAACATATAGTTAATTTGTTAGTTACCGAAATATTTCCAGTAATACCAATTCTAAAAAATAAATATGATATTAAAAAGATAAATAAACATACAATATTACAACATAATTTATTTGATAACTTATTAACTATATCTACAGAACCAATATTACGATTTCGTAAATGTTTATTATTGTCAAATAGAATTGAACATTTAAAGAGGATAGAAAAGATGTTAATTGAATATAATCCTAAATGGGAAAAAATAATAGGATATTATATAGGTGGAATGAAAGAAAAAAAGTTAAAAGAATCTGAACAAAAACCATTATTATTAGGCACATTTGAGATGGCATCTGAAGGTTTAGATATTGCGGATTTAGATACAATTATATTGGGGACACCCAAAAGCAATATTACACAATCATTAGGTAGAATGTTAAGATTACAAGCACATATGAGATATTATACACCAATTGCATATGATATTGTTGATAATGTGAGTGTATTTATTTCACAAGGTAAAAAAAGATATTCAAATTATGTATCCAAAGATTATAATGTTGAATGGTATGATGTAGTTGATACAACAATTAGATCAATTGATAATCCATTTTTTATGGTATCAACTAATGTAAATAATGATCAATTTTTGGATTCTGATGATTATACTACAATTACAAATGTTGAAATGTATTAAAATAAAAAATTATATGTTGGGGCTGGAGAATTAATAATTTAGATGCTGATTAGTTTATATTATTGATAAATTATTTAAATAAATGATTGTTAACAATTATAAATATGGAATATTAAAAAAAAATACTTGAAATTTTTAATCAAGAAATTGTTACAATTTTTAAAGACACTATTAATACATATTGCAAAAATAAAAGAACTTCTAAGTACTCTATTGAGTATTAATTATATAATATTGTTATTGTTATGTATAGTACATAGTATGTTAAAATAAGCCACATAAAAAATAAATAAAATACATAAAATATTAATATCATTAATAAAATGAGTACAAATGTAATTGATAGTAAATCAGCAAATGATATTTTAGATTTCAATTATATAATTAACTAAAACATATAAATTTATTGATATATAAAAAATATTTTTAAACCATATATATATTTTTATATAATTGAAATATATATAGTATAAAATGCCATTAGGAAAAAACAACCAAAAAAAATCAAAAGACAAGTTAACAGGAAAAAAATCAAAACCATCGAAATCATCGAAAAAGAATGTAAGTGGTTATAAAAAATCAAAAACATCAAAAAAATCAAAAACATCAAAAACAAACAAATGTCAAAATTGCAATTGCACAGGTAAAAAATGCAAATGTATTGGTAAAATGGTAAATAAAGCAAAAGTTGCATTAAATATTTAAGTGACAATTAAGTATATTCGTTACACTTACACTTACATAATAAAATTAATTATTTGAAATAAAAAATTTTCTTCCTTTTAGTTTATAAAAATTTGTATTAAATTCAGCAATAATTGTATAAGTACGGTTGTATTGACTAATTGTTTGACATTCTGTACCTTCTAATTGAATACTTTTGATAGTACATATATTATTGTCAATATCACAAAATATGTTATGTGGTGTTTTATTTTTTATTTTAGACAAAATTAATAATAAAAATTTTTTATTTGAATATGAATATAACACATCGACTATTACAATATATTCAAATAAATCAGATATTAATAAATCATCTTCATTAGTATAATTATAATTATCAATGAATTTATTTTTATTTTTCAAAAGTTGACAAATAAAAATATTTAGTTTATCATATGATAAATAATTATTATATGTACAAATATTACCTAATAATATATAATCTTCAACATTATCATCTTGAATCATATATATAATATTATTATTATTATTATTTATTTCTAATGTTGATTTAATAAAATGCATAGTACATATTTGATCAAAATTTATTTTATCAATATATTTGTAATCATTTGGGATATTTATTAAATATATTAATCGATCACTTAATGATTTAGTTTCATTGATATCATCGCAATTACCATAATTATAAATTACATTTGTATCGGTTACATAACCAAACGGGTGATAATTTACAATAGAAGGTGAATTATTTCTGGTTACAAGTGTTTTATCTGGAACACCATAAATACAGTGGGATATAAATGTATTTTTTCCTGTATTTTTTTCGCCAGTAATCAATATACGAGATTCAATTATATTATTATTTTCAGATACAATTATTTTAATAAATTCTGATCCGTTTTTATCTTTGATAGTCCACCAATCGTCAATTTTACATTTTGCATAATCGACTATTATTTGAAATTGATTTATAACATTTGTATCAATATCATTTAAACCATAAATTGTACCATCATCATTTAATCCAATATAATAATAGGCAATATTAGCATTGCTTTGTTTAATTCTAAATTTCATTTGGGCTGCATAAGATTTTATTTTTTCATTGTCTAAATGATCTAGAGATCGTTTATATTCGATATTACCATAATTAGATTCAGATTCCATATTTATATTTAATGTAATATGATATTATTATGTAGATGTATTAAATATCAATTTTTTTTAAAGCATTCTATAAATTAATATTATTTGTTAACACATTCGTATAATTTATTTAAACAATGATTATGACATTTACGATTACAATTAAATTTTGTTTTAATTGTAGTAAACATATGTTTATCTAAATGATTTTTACCAGATATTTGTTCACAACACATTAAACAATAATTATCATTTTGTATTTTGTTTTTGATATACTCTATATCAAAACTATTTAATTTATATTGTTTTTTAAAAAATAGTTCAATCTCATTTGTATTTTTATCAAAAATACAATCAACAATATGTAATAAATGTGTACATGGTAATAAATTATCTTTACATCTATGAATATAATTTTTGCAATTACAACTAATTGTACCATCAAAATTAATATTAATTTTGTATATTTCATATGATTTACTAATTGCATTAATTAATGTAAATTGTACAGTCCATATATCAGTGAAAATTTTATGATTTTCACTGATATCATAATTTAAGATTAAAATATCACTTTCAAGATACGATTTAACTTTTTTATTGTACTTATCAATCCATTTTTTATCATTAATTAATAAATACGACATATAGATTATATTAGAATTAGTATATATATAATATTATATGTACTAATTTCAATTTTTTTAAATAGGTCGTTTTTTTAGTTTTGCAATTGCATCTTGTAATGTTGTTGGATCTAATAATAAACTTGTCATTGCTTTAGGAGGATGATGTGGAACATTATTTGAAATTTCAAGAACTGTATTATTAATGTCAGTTGATATTATATTAATGTTTGCTTTAGGTGGCGGAGGTGGATAATTTATTTTACTTTTGCCTTTGCCAATTCCTTTTATACATTGAATTATATGTTCATCTGTATTTGTATTTATATTTGTATTTATATTTATGTTTTGATTGTCGTTAGTAATAAAATCGTGATCGTAAATGGCTGGAAAATGTTTTATTTGAGTAATATTAAAATTACATCCACCTGTTTTTGTATCAAAATCATACCATAATTCAGTTAATTCTAATAAAAATTTATAATATGTCTGACCGGACATATTAAAATCGTTAATAATTGTTTTTTTTCCATTAATATCAAATACATTTGTAGATTTAAGTAAACGTAATGTTAATACATTAATGGTAAATAAATCGCTATCAATAAATAGATCATCTGTATGAGTTAATTCAGATATAATACTTTTGAATGTACAATCACCAAAATATTTAATTAATTCGTCTAATGATATGTCTTCTATTTTTGTAATTAAATTATAAAAATCTAAAATATTACCATATAATGGATCTAAATTTATTTTAAAAGATTGATATTTAAGTGATTTCCAATTAATATTTAATTCAAACATTGGAGTAATTAAACATAACTTATTGATTTTTTTTGTTTGTTCATCATACACAAATACTTTAATTTTATATTTATTTTCAAATTTTGTAGGTTTTGAAAATAGAATTTTTTTATGATCAATATTATTTCCATTAATTATATCCATTGTTATCAATATAAATATGTATTGTTTTTAAACAACAAACATTTGTATTTCAATTTTTTATCTTAAATTTTCATTTTATAGTTAACCAAAAGAATTAAAAAATTAGATGTTAAACAGTGGTAATATAAATAAAAATATATTTAAAAATAAATGGTAAAATTTAATATTTTAGCCCAAAAAACACAATATTAAATCGATGCTCTCGAATTATCAGTCTTTAAA